ATAGCCAGTAACGGTTTAGTAACGGTTATAGATATAAAAAAAGGGTTATAGCTTATGCTATAACCCCGATCCGATGCCCCGAACCCGATCCGATAACCCGACCCGATCCGATCCCGATCCCGATATTTTAAAATTCATTAATACTTTTTAAAGTTTGCTGTCCGTAATGTTGCCCGATCTCGACCTCAACTACCCGATCCCGATCTAGGTAGTTTTCTACACTGTATGCTAACCCGCAATCCACTGCCGTTCTAAATAATTGGAAGTCCTGATTTGCGGTTACCATCGCAATTAAAAACCGAGGGTTGCCATTTAATGAATTTTTAAGCCTTTTTACTTTGCTTAACTTTCCGATATACTTTCTAACTTGTTTCATTTGTCTACTCCTTTTCTAGATATAATCCCAAACTATCCCATAATATAATATGTGTCAACACTAAATATAAACTTTTTTATATTTATTTTAGTAACGGTTCAGTAACGATACCCCCCCCATTTACCCCCCCTTAGAAGCCGAACAATTGTTCGGGTTGTGCGCGGGACATAAAAAAAGCGGGACAGTGTCCCGCTAGTTAGTTATGAAAATTTTAATAGTGCGTCCAACCGTAGTTATCGAATGCTGCCCGTGGTTCCCCGTCTTTGTTTTGAATGAGGATCTCCTCCCATCCTGATTGGCTCAGACCATCGAAGCGCACATAACCTGCAACCCAACTTTTTGCCTCGTTATAGTTGTCAGTCTCGTGAAGCATTGCTGCTCCACATGTGTCGGCGTATCCTAAGATTTGATATGTCATTTTATTTCTCCTTTTTCTAGATATAACCCCATACTATCCCACACTATATATAATGTCAACACAAAAAATAAAAAAATTTATATTTATTTTAGTAACGGTTTAGTAACGGTTGCCAGGGTCAGTCACCTGGCCTGGGCGGGAAAGCCGAACAATTGTTTGGGTTCTTATGCCTGGGCGAAGATCCGCCTACCTGGGCGGGAAATCCCCTGGAGAGAATCAAGCAGTTGCCTGGGAGTCAGCGCCCTGGTATAATAAACCCGAACAATTCTTCGGGTTATCCCGATCCGCCTGGGAAAATCCCGACTCCGATCCCGACTTGCCTGGGAGTCCCGCACAAGGCCCGACAGAACCCGAACAAATTTTCGGCTTACCGACCCCGATTATTTGCCTTCACCCCCGCCTCCGCCCAGAAAATGGGGTTGGGGGGCGTTTCTCCGCCCTCCCCAAGCTATAAGCTTACTCTGCTGCGTCTTGATTATATTCCGTTATAGGAATATGTTCGGGTTCTGCGGGGTTTTCTGCGGGTGTTACGTCAACCATGCGGTTTTTAGCACGATCCATAAACTCTTGGAGTTGCTCTACGATCTGCTCTCTGCTGAGATTGTCAACATGTTCATGCGTTACATGGCTACGGGCGACCATTAATCCCGTTACTTTCAACCTGAGTTCCTCGGCTTTAATCGCTGCTGAGAAGTTCCCCTCTTGCCATGCCTCATCCCGAAGGCGTTGCATATCCCGAACAGATTTAGTTATTGACACCCCGTACTTGGCCTCAAGCTCCTGACGCATTTCCTCCATGCGTTCTTTCACTCGTGCGTGGTTTAGAAGCTGTACAGCGGAAACGTTCGGGTTCTTGTACCCTGCATCTCTTGCTGCTGCGGTCTGTGTCATGTCTTTGTGAATGTAGTTATCCAGAAACTTCTGCTGCGGTGGCGTTAGTCTCTTTTCTCCTTTTGCTATCTGCTCCCCGACCTTTGGCATGACTGCTCCCGTGCTACCCGAACAATTTGTCGGGTTATATTACCTGATCCGCTGCTGCCGTCAAGTGCTGACGTTCCCAAAATATCCCAAATCTTTTCGATCCATCTACTCCAAGGGGGGTAAGGTATATATACCCCCCTTTAGGGGGGTGCATTTCTGGAGTAAATAAACCATTGAAAACATTGACTTTTTTAGTCCAGAATGGCTTTCTGGAGTGTCTGGAGTAAAGTGATTAACCCATTGATTTTATTTACTTTTTTACTCCAACTCCAGATTATTGATTTTCGGACTAAATATTTCTGGAGTAAAATAATATAAAAAAAATTATAAAATTTATTGACAATCCCAAACTTTACCATTTATAAGGGTCATATCATAATTTTAAACAAACGGAGGATATTATGAGACAAACAATTAAACAACGTATTTTCGACGACCTAAAAGGTTCTGAAACAGACAGTAATCACGTTACACGGCGCATGTTTCGTTGTTGGCTTGAAGGCTCTTATTTAGGTGAAGAGCATTACCGTCAAAACGTTGCTGATCTTAAAAAGATTTGTGACGGTGGCTTAAAAGGTTTTGGCATTAGAATGCATAATTGGGCTATTAACCAGTTTACACGTTACACTGCGCACGATGCTGATTGTTCTTATGGTTACGCTCAAAAATGTATTGTAGAATTTTTTAAGACCAGAGTTAACAAGGAAGGCTTTCTTGAACCTGAACCTGAGTGGGATCATTTTTTGTGGTTGTACACTGAAGTGCTTGTGGATGATGCTTTGGATTTGATTGAAGAGTATTACTACAAGGCGCGTACTTCGCCAAAGTGGGATAACAGCAAAAAGAAAAAACCTGTTACATATGTTAAAACAGAGACAACGCTTTATCCTAATACAGATTTTTACAAAGACCTTGCTCTTTATGAAGAGCGTTTGAAAGCAGGTAGGTTACATTAATAATTGCAGGCTAGGTTATCTCCTTAACCTTGGTTTCCATGATGGGCGGCATGGTCTGCGAACCGCCCAAAACATTGAGAGGCTTCGGCCTCTCTTTTTTTATTGACGTTTGGGATTTTATGGGATAAAAGAATTTATCTAGAAAACAAGGAGTAATTAAAATGTATTATTTAGCATATGGGATGAACACGAACCGCGATGCGATGGCGGCAAGGTGTCCAAAAGCAAAACCTATGGGCGGCTTTTATCTGCCTAATCATCGTTTAATTTTTCGTGGCGTGGCTGACTTTCGTTACGACCCTGATTGTGTGTTGCCTGTTGTATTGTGGGAGATCACTCACGATTGCTTGATGTCACTTGATAAACTTGAAGGCTATCCGACTTTATACGGTAGACGCAAGATCAACGGCAATTGGATCATCTACGACATGAAAGGCAACAAAGGAAACTTACGGCATCCATCAAGCGGCTATTACGATATGATTAAGAGCGGTTATGATGATTTCGGTCTTGATGATTGGTATTTGAGAGCAGCAAGGGAAGACGCATCTTTTAATGAGATTGGAGAAAAAAATGGGACACGTTCACTTTGTGGGGTTCAGGACTGATGCCCAACACAGTGCCGCCGTCAAAGTTTGGGGGAAACCCGATTTTATCCACAAATGGCACGACAAAAGAATGCGGGGAGATATCGACCCCGATAAGGATACCGTGGTTTTTGCTGAAGGAGCAACGCTCCAACCGTCCAACTGGACATGGCAAGATCATCAACTTTGGTAAATAAAGCCCCCGCAAATTCAAGCGGGGGTTTTTTTATACTAACCAGGAACCCGAACAATTTATCGGGTTTTATTTTTTTGTCCCGATGCTGACTTTTTTCTTGCATTGGGATTTTTCCCATGTTAAAACATTTCTTGCAGGGAGACATGGTCTGTAACTTTCTGCCTCATTAACTTGATACCCCCAGTTCCTCCGTTCTGGGGGTTTTTTTTATTTATAAATTTTTTTATTTTTTTTCTTGACACTAAGAATAAACTATTTTATGTATGGGACATCTAGTATAATGAAAAGGAGTAAAATCATGGGTTTAGATATGTATTTAAGAGGCGACAAGTTTGTTAGTCAGTGGGATCATTCACAGCAAAAGCCCGAAGGTGGGTCACTGGAAGTGAAGCGCCCTGTTGTTGATGGGTTCGATGTAGAGACATATGTTTTGGACATGGGCACATGGCGCAAGTTCGCACCGTTGCACGTTTACATTGTAAATGAGTTTGCCGATGGTGTTGATAAATGTCAGAGAATTGATCTTGAGGCTGAACAGTTGCGCAAGATTGCAAATGCGTTACGCGATAACAAATTGCCTAGCAATGATGATTGTCATGGTTGTTTCTTTGGTAGTCCAGAGATGTGGGATGAAGACCGATCCGAGGGTAAAGAACACGCCAAGTTATTCGACAATGCTGCTGATTGGGTGGAGTCCACCTCATGGGGTAGCGTTACCTATCAAGCGAGTTGGT